GGTAATAGAGTAGTAATTGTTTCCCATGGTGGTGGATTGGTGAGAATTCAATCAAAAAAATGGTTTATTAGGGAAAATGGGATTAAGGCTTTGGATAAAATACATATAAAAACATTTGGTTCAAAACGAGAAGATGAAATTAAATCTCTTGAAATCTATTCTGGAAGACTTAAAATAGAGACAGTATTGGATATGGAATAGAATTAAATAAAATTAAAATATTTATAATTTATCATTTATTTTTTAATTTTTTCATTTCGTAAAATTTTATATTTTACAAATATAGATACAATAAATACAATAAATACAATAAATACAATAAATACAATAAATACAATAAATACAATAAATACAATACAATAAATAATAAGAGCCAAATTAAAATGCCAACGCAAATACGTATTATAACTGCTAATCTATGTAATGAAAACCCAGGAAACAAAACCACATTAATTAAAAAATGGTTTACAGTATTTAGTAAATTAAATGTAGATATACTATTTTTACAGGAAATTGCAACTTATAATATTGAAACTCTTGCAAATAAATTAGATATGAAAATATTTAATGTAAATCAGTTTGAAGAAACAAGCCTATTAATAAATCCAGATAAATTATCTATTATAGATAATAATTATGTAAAACTAAAAACTGGTAAGAAACCCATATATATTGGCGGAATACATCTAGATGATGTTCCATCTTTACCACATCATATGAATAATATGACATATAAATCATATAAGACTTATTCTCTTTCTAATAGTATTGATAAAATGCTAATTCTATGTGAAAAACATAGAATGCCAAAAGTAAAAGAAGAATTTAAGAAAATTAAAAATATCAAAACAGATAGAATTATTATTGCAGGGGATTTTAATGAACCATCTCATTTAGATTTAGATAATGATATTAAGACACCTATATCTATTGAATTTGAAAAAAATGGGTTTGTAGATACATATAGACATATGAATAAGAATACGAATACGAATATGGATACGAATACAAATAAGAATAAGAATATAGATAAAAGCAAAATAGGTTATACATGGCCTGTTGGAAAATATTATAAAGGGGAACCAGAACAACGAATAGATTTTATTTATACTAAAAATTTAAAAATTGTAAAATCGGTATTATATGATGGTGATGGTGGTGATGATGGTGGAACTACTAATTCAAAATGGTTAAGCGACCATAGAATTGTTATTACTGATATAGTTATATAAATTACAAAACTGGATTAAAAAATTGAAATAAAAAATTAAATTTTATTTAATATATAATATTTATATTAAAAAATTTAATAAAATTAGTACATACTATAACAATATACTATAATAATATATTATAACCAAATACTCTAAAATGTCTATGTCAGTTTTCAAAAACGCTACTAAAGACAATATTGATGATTTTGATGGAGATGGTCAAACTAAATTAATGTATTGCGCACAATCTAAACACCCAGGTGCAATAAAACAAGCAACAGGACTAATTGATGAATATAGTGCTGATATTAATTTACAAATGGATGACTTTGAAACAGAAATACATGGTGATACAGCATTATCACTTGCTATTAAATTTTCTAATATAGAAATGATAAAACTACTATGTTCCAAAGGTGCTACCCATAATTATCAAGTTAGAAGTGAATACTATGATAATGGAGATTACAAAACTGGTAAACTAGTAGAAAAAATAGAAACAATTCTAGAACTTGCACAAAGATGTTGCAATAATGAAGAAATACTTAAATTATTTAGATAGAATAGTACCATTACGCAATACCATTACATAATTTCATAAGTGCTAGATAACGATGTGAAATCATATTTTTTTTACTTTGTTCCATTTCACCAAAAGTTTCACTATTACATATACCATCTATACCATCTATACCATCTTCACCATTATCACCACAACCAACAGGTTGGAAAATTGCGTCCCAACCAAAACCTAATGAGCCTCTTGCTGGAACAATTTTACCATCTAATCGTCCAATAAATAAATGTATTGGTTCTCCTTTTCCTTTTGTATATGCAAATATTGTTTGTGCATAGGCAGATTTGTCTTTATATGCCATAAGTAGATTATTGAGACCATCTAAACCTGTTTTATCTAGAAACCATTTTACATATGGACCAGGTAGACCACCTAACGCATTGAAACATAGACTTGTATCCTCAATTATACAAGGACCGTCAACTTGTAATGATGCAAGTCTACATTTTTCAGTGGCAATGTATTCAGGTTCACCTTGCAATTCTGGTAAATCAATTTTTACAGATTTTAGAGTATGAGGAAAAGTAGTTCCTAATATGTTTTGTATTTCATCTACTTTTTTTGAATTTCCAGTTATAAATGTTATAATCATTTTTAATTATATTTTTAATTATATGATTATTGTTTATTATTTATTGTTTATTATTTATTATTTATTGTTTATAATAATTAGTCTATATATACATATAAAATAATTAAATTATTATCTAACTAGTTTAGAACATGTTTAATTTTTACAATTATATTTTTTTAAATTTTACATATAGCTTGACGCAAAAATTGTAAACTATGTAAATCTCTAGTTCTATTTAATATTATGTCTTTACTAATTTCTTTTTCTCTAATTTCATCAAGATTATAGTAACTTAAAATTTCTGCTTTTTCATTACTATCATCAACATTTATTATTTTAATTAAAATTGCAATTGTTGGTAATGGAAATCTGTCTTTATCTTCTTTATTTAATTTATTTAGAAAATTGTAATCAATATTAATAGTTATTGGGTTTGCAGAATTTGTATTATTTAATAATTGTTCACTATTATTATTTATATTTACATTATATTTATCACTTGATATCAATACATATGAAATAAGTCTACCAGTTTTAAATAGCTTTTGATATAATAAATCATAATCTGATTTATTTATATCAAAACCACTTGAAAATACAAATAAAAAAATTTTGTTTTCTGGTATTCTTTGTGATTCATCTTTTAATAATTTTAATACAACATGTTGTGCAATATTTCCACCCATAGAAAAACCATATATAAAAACATAATCAATAACTTTATCTTTTAATTCTTTATAAATATATCTTACAACTTTTTTAATTTGTAAATCAAGATTTATTTTACCATTTGGTTGTCCATTAATATCTTTTCCAGTTTCATAAAAATCAATAGATTGACCAAAATTAAAACATATATAATAATAATTGTTTTTTACATGTTTATATATAATGCATTTTATTAATATTTCTTCATATTGCGTTGCTCTTTTACTATACAAACCTACAAATATAAATTCATTACCACTACACATGCTTGAAATAATTGAACCAATTTTAAATTCAAATTCATTTTGATTACGTTTATATTTTTTAATTTTATATTCTTTAGTTTTTACAATTTCTGTATTTACATTAATATTTCTATAAGATTCATCATTTGATTCATTATTTGATGATGTATATACTATTGAACTATTCCAGTTAATTGTTGAATAAATTCCTAAACAATCCTTTAAATTAACTGCAACCAATCTTGCATCATCAATATTAAAAAAAATAGTTAAAATAACAGGACTTAGTTTATATCCACCTATTAAATTATTTCTTTTTTGTGTTTTCTTTTTTGTATTTTCTTTTTTGTATTTTGTTTTAGTAATCATTTTATATATAGAAATTAATACTTTATATATATATAGAAATTAATATTATATATATAGAAAATAATTAATATTAAATGTTTATAGTTGTTATACGTTTTATAATGTTTTTTATTATATGAAAAAATATTAAACCTATACTAATATAATATATTATTTATCATTATCAAAATTTAAATAACTATCATATTATATCTAGATACATGTTTTATTATTTATTATATAATAGTTCATTTACTTTTATAGTAGAAAATCGTTTATTTTCAACAGTATTATATGGTAGTATTTTATATATAATTACACATGCTATATTAAATTATTGTGATGCGTCAATTCTTAGTATTATAAACAATTATTATTGGACATTATTTGTGTTAGATATCATATCAATATGTTATTCTCTTTATAATTCAATTATGAATAATGAAAATTTCAATGGCAATAGCAATGGAAATAGCAATAATCAAACTGGCAATGAACTCAATGTTAGCTTTAATTTATTAAAAAATAAAATAAATACAATGTTAGATAGAAAAAATGATTTAACAGTAACTCATATTCCTGTGTCAAATTCTAATAATCAACAAATGCAAAAATCCCAACAAAACTCACAACAAAACTCCCAGCAAAATATACAAAAAACTAATAAGTTTTCAACACCAATAAGTCAATTACAAAATAAAAATAATAGACATTCACAATCATCGCAATCATTGCAATCATCGCAATCATCACCATCATTAAATTCATCATCAACACCAATCAGTTTAATACGTGATAAGATTAACATATTAGAACCAAACATTAATGATGATTTTATATTTGATAATGGTAATAGCAATGGTAATGAAAGTGTAGCAGGTAGTGATGTTGGAAGTGTTATGGATTTGGAAGATTTTGAGTCGTCTTTGTAATTAAGAATCTTGGATTATAATTTTTCTCAGGAATTCTAATAATTTCTAATTTTGGCAAATAGTTTCTAGAATTTAATATAATATGTTTAATTGGTATATTTTTAAGAGTTTGATTATAAATATTAGTATTAATATTACCACTATCACTATCAAGTTGCGATTTCATATTATAATAATATGTATAAATACCATTAAATATATTAAATTTATTAGTATAACATGTTTTAACAGGTATTACATCTAAATCAGGATATATACTAGATAAAAATTTATAATTACTAATTGTAGTATTCGTATTCGTATTTGTATTCGTATTCGTATTCTTAATTTTACCAATATATTCTTTATTCAACAGAAATATACCAACATGTATAACATTATTCATTAAATATAAAGGTACTATTGAATAATCAGTTCCTATTTCTAATTTTGTAAAATCAATATTATATAATATATTATAATGTTTACTTAATATTTTTATATTTTTCAACCAATATTTATATATTTCATTGTATGATAGTATTTTGTTATCTAGAATTGGGATATCTAGAATTGGAATATCACTATTATTTACATGACCAATATTTACATGTATATACTTGATATTATGATTTATTGTAATTGTTTTATTTTTCCAATTTATATTTGATGATATAAGTTCTAATGTTAATAATTCAAAACTAATTATCATTCTAGATATTTAATATGGATTGATTTGATAATATATTAAATTTAATTATAGATATGGTTATATATTTGGTTCTAGATACATTTATATATTTATCTTTAATCTAAATAATTAGTATTATAATTAGTATTATAATTAGTAAGTTTTATGATTAATAACTTATTTATTTTTATATTTCAATTTTGTTTCTTATCTATATTATATGTAATAGTATCTAGATACAAATTGTAAATTATCTATAATTATTTTCAAAAAATGTATTTTTTATATTGTATAACTGTTATGCTTATAATGATATTATTACTAATTAAATATGCTGAAATGCAAGGTAGTTGTAATTGTAGTGGTAGTTGTAATTGTAGAAAACGTAGTGGTAATGGATGTAGTAGTGGAAATAGTAGTCATGAAGGTTTTACCAATCGAACCTATAACGGACTAACTAATAATAGTAATGCTCCATGGACAATTGAAAAAAACACAAAAATAGTAATAACAGACATTCTTAAAAAGATACTTAATATTATTAACAAACAAACTGGCATGTCATATTATTTCAATGGATATGACCAGCTTTCACAAGAGGAATTGTGTCCAATGAGAACCCGATATACAGCAGATTTCTTTGTTCATGAATTAAGAAATTTACACACACGCAGACTTATTGTTATATTTGTAGTTAATTTTGGAACAAAGCAAGTTGATGTTGAATATACAAATTTGAGTAATGCTTTTAAAAGTCCTACCAAAGATTTCATGGGTGTTCCTATGGGAGAACCCAGTCTTATCTTAACGGATGATAATTTATTGAAAAATGCGAATAGTCAGTATAATATTTACGGTTTAAATTCATCGAAGATTGATTTTTCAATTTTGAAAGATGATGAGGGAAAAATACAAACTATTAATATACCTGATGGTGAATTTCAAAGATGGATTTTACCTTTAGGTATTCATTCTGCTGGTCAAAATCCACAAGCCCTGTTTCCATCTAGAAGACAATCTAAATATTGGGATACCAATGGTGCAAATTATATTGAAGCACAAACAAATTTAAAACAAGGAGTTAATAATACCTCTATGATTAGATTTCCTCAAATTTATGATAATCCAACAGTTAATAGACAAAAAGACTGGAATAGTGATTATAAATGGCTCAATGATTTAGTTGATAATACAAGTGGCATCGGGAGGTCAGTTGCTAGGTCTCCATAGATGTAGATGTATATATGCAATTGTATTTTGTCTTATTTTTCTTTTCGGTCGGTGTAATATTTTAATATTTTTCTTATATAAAAAATGTAAATATACTACATGTATTATCCGTATTACCCATATTACCCGTATTATCCGTATTACCCGTATTACCCGTATTACCCGTATTACCCATATACATATGTATTCTGGTAGCTATATTTGTCTATGTAGTGCACATTTATTTTTATTAGCATCTATATTTAATTATAATTGGGGGAATTATTTTGAGAGTATTTTCATATTTGCTTTATATTTTACATCACTTATCTACCATTCAAAACCAAAACCAAATAATAAAATATTAGATGAAACTGTTAGTAGAATAGCAATTGGTGTCAGTATTGCAACATCATTATATAATTCTAATATTTTGCCTACAATATTTACAACATTAGTAATGTATATGTATTATCATAGTCCTAATTTTACAATAAATACTTATATTTCTAATATATATCATGCTATATGTATCCATTTAATTGGGTTTTTAGGTTTTATTGCATTATATTACAATGTCAATACTCTTGTATATTCAATTGAATAAAATATATGTAAAATATAGTTAGTATTACATTACATCTATTACATTACATCCATTATAGTAATAGTAAATAAATGAATTATAAAAAAAAACAACGAATTACACACAAACAACACAAACCACATAAACCACATAAACCACACAAACCACATAAATATAAATCTAGACATAAGTCCCATAATACAAAGTCCCATAATACAAAGTCCCATAATACAAAATCAAAAACAATAAAATATTGTTGTCCTGATTTAAAAAATAAATCACAATGTTCTAAATTACATACTAATACATCAAATACAAATAATACAAATAATACAAATAATACATCAAATACAAATAATACAAATAATACAACAAATAAATATGCCATATTTACATTATTATTTGGTAATGATTCATATTTACCAGGTATTATGCTTCTAGGTTCTAGTATAAATAAAGTAATGCCAAACCTTG